TTCGTGCTTGGCATTTGAACATCCCCATATTCTGTTTGCGCTTATGGTAATGTAATCCATATCTGGCATATCCTTCTTTATTGTTAGATAACTGAAACGTCCATTCCACGGAAAATCAGCTTTCATAAGCTTAGGCATTGATGTTATTGCGGGTTCTGTTTCATCACCTGACGGATCTGTTGAGCTTGCGCTTTTTTTAGCATTTCCTTTAGTTATGCTATTTCTATACTGTTTGGTATAATAATTTAGATAATCCAGTCCTGTGTTTGAAAATACAATTCCTATCTGACTTCCGTTTGTTAGAAC